ACGCACTCGAGGTCTGGCGGCGCATCGCGCCCCGCCTTGCCCGGAACGTCCGCGCTTCGGCTGAGTTCACGGACCTTCTGGCGGCCTATTGCGATTGCGTCGCCCGTTACAACCTCGCCTGCGTCACGCTCGCCAAGGACGGCTACACGCAGGAGGTCGAGACGGTCTCCGGCGGCAAGATGGTCAGGCTTCACCCCGCCGAGCGAATCCGCGAACGGGCTCTGGGCGAGATGATGGCGCTCTCGCAGCGCTTCGGCTTCAGCCCGGCGGACAACTACGCCCTGCTGATCGACCATCGCAAGGTGATCGAGCGCGGCGCTTCCTCTCAGCCGGGGCTGGGCCTCGACGGCGCCGACCCCTCGCAGGATCAGGCGTCTCCTGTCGGGGCGATGACCGCTTTCGATTCTCAGCCGCCAAAGGGCCTGCACAGCTAGGGTGAGTTGCATGACGGCTGACACCGCCACGGCGCTGCCGAGGTCGGCAATCTGGCCGCTTCCGGATTGGCTCAAGGATGTCGAGAGCGAGCCTGCCTATGGCTGGGCGATTCAGGCCTGGTATCGCGCTGCCTCGCAGCGCGGCGCATGGTTCGACGCCCGCAAGGCCGAGGCGGTCGTCCAGCACTGGCCGAAATGGTTCAAGCTGACCACCGACCGGTTCGCCGGAAAGGCGTTCCGGCTCCTGACATGGCAGGAGATCACGGTCAGGCTGATGGTGGGGTGGAAGCGCCCTTCCGAGCAGATCGACGCCGAGACTGGCAAGACGATCATCGAGCAGGTGCGGGTGTTCTCCCGGCTGCTGCTGTGGGTGCCACGCAAGAACGGGAAGACCGAGTTTCTCGCCGCGCTGGCGCTGCTCTTCTTCGTCTTCGACAAGAAGCTGGCGGGGTCCGAGGGCTACTGCTTCGCCCGCGACGAGGATCAGGCCCGCATCCCGTTCAGCCGCATGAAGGCGATGCTGAACGCCAACGATGCCCTCACCGGAGGCGCGACACCGCGCGTCACCATGACAGCGAAGGGCATCTTCCTCACGGAAACGCAGAGCCTGTTCCAGCTGCTCTCGGGCAAGCCTGACGGCAAGCATGGCCGGATGCCACAGGTGATCTTCGGCGACGAGATGCACGAATGGGAAAGCCGGGACATGGAGGAGACCCTCCGGCAGGGCACAGGCATGAGGCTGGAGCCCATCGAGCTCTACGCATCGACAGCCGGCATCAAGTCTCGCGGTGTGGGCTATCAGCTCTTCGAGGAGACGCAGGCCATCGCGACCGGCGTCTCGGATGACGCATCGACGCTGGCGGTGATCTTCGCGGCCTCACCGGAGGACGACTGGCAGGATGAAACCGCCTGGCGCAAGGCGAACCCCACGATCGGCATCGCGCCGACATGGGATTATCTGCGCAAGGAGGCGGCGAAGGCCAAGGGCAACCCGAGGGCAGAGGCCGCGTTCCGGCGCTACCATCTCAACCAGTGGGTGGAGAACGTCTCGCGCTGGCTTCCCGCCGACAAGTGGCGGGGCTGCGCTCCGGATGCGGAAGCATGGCGGGGCAGGGCCGAGATGCTGGTGGGGCGGCGCTGCTTCGGGGCCGTAGATGCCGCCGGCAATCTCGACATCGCCTCGCTGGTGTGGCTGTTCCCACCGATTGACGATGAAACGCACTGGATCGTCCTGCCGCGCTTCTGGGTGCCGGAGGCCACGCTCCAGCGACGCGCCGATCAGGACCGCGCGACACCCTGGCTGAAATGGCAGGCCGAAGGCGCGCTGGAAACGACGCCCGGCGAAGTCACCGACCAGAACTTTATTGCCGCTGCGATCCGGCAAGGTCTCGACATGTTTCAGGTCGAGCGGCTCGGCTTCGACCCATGGAACACCCACAAGCTGAAGAGCGATCTCGTCGCCGATGGCGTCGATCAGGACCTGATCCGCGATCTGAGACAGGGGCATCAATCGCTCGGCGAGCCATCCCGCGAGTTCGAGCGGCTCGTCTTTTCGGGCGAGCTCGACCATGGCGGGCATCCGGTGCTTGGCTGGATGGCCGGCAACGCGGTGGTGCGCTTCGACGCAAACATGAACTTCGTGCCGGACCGGAAGCGGGCGGCGGACAAGATCGACGGCATCGCCGCGACCGTGATGGCGCTGGCGCTCGCCATCGGCGGCGAAGGACCGGACGACATCGATGATTATCTCGCAGGGTTGAGGGCAGAGCGTGAAACTGCTGGCTAAAATGACCTCGACCCTGCGCAGCTTTTGGCTTGCCGGGGCGACGGTAGCGGATTTCAGGGTTGAAGGAAGCGACCTTCCCCAGCCGGTCGGGGAAGCCGCCGTGCTGAACCTGTCCGCCGCCTGGGCGAGCCTCAACCTCCTCGTCGGCACGATCGCGTCTCTGCCGTTGATGGTCTATCGCGACGACGGCAAGGGCGGGCGCGAAGTCGCGAAGGATCACCCGCTCTACCGGCTGCTGCATGCCAGCCCGAACGCGGAACAGACCACCCTCGATTTCTGGGAGCAGATGGGGCTTTCGCTGGAGCTGCGCGGCAATGCCTATGCCGAGATCGCGCGCATCGGCAGCAAGGTGGTCTCGCTCTCGGCGATCTATCCGGATGTGATGCAGGTCCGCCGGATCAATGGCGAGATCACCTATGACTGGACAGACGACACCGGCGCGCGGCGGCGAGGCACGGCTGATGAAATCCTGCACATCCGGGGCTTCGGCGGATCACCGCTGGGCGGGCTTTCGGCGCTGACACATGCCCGCGTCGCCTTCGGCCTCGCCCGCGACATCAACACCGCTGCCGGCAAGACCTTCAGCAATGGCATCAGACCCTCCGGACTGCTCAGCTTCGACAAGGCGCTGACGCCGGAGAAGCGGACCGAACTCGAAAAGCTGCTTGTCGACAAGTTCCAGGGCGCGGTCAACGCCGGGCGCCCGATGGTGCTGGAAGCCGGCGGCAAATGGGAGCAGATCTCCCTCAACCCCGAAGACGCGCAGATGCTGGAATCGCGCGCCTTCTCGGTCGAGGAGATCGCGCGCATCTTCGGTGTGCCACCCTTCATGATCGGTCACACCGAGAAGACCACCAGCTGGGGCACGGGCATCGAGCAGCAGGTGCTCGGCTTCCAGAAGTTCAGCCTTCGTCGCCGTCTGAAACGCATCGAGCTTGCTCTGATGAAGGGCCTGCTGACGCCTGCCGATATCGCGCAGGGCGTGATCATCGAGTTCAACGTCGAGGGACTGCTGCGCGGCGACAGCGTGGCGCGCGCCAAGTTCTATCAGGCCATGCTGGCATCCGGCGTGATGACCATCAACGAGGTCCGTGCGCTGGAAAACTTGCCCCCGGTCGAAGGCGGGGCGGTGCCGCGCATCCAGATGCAGAACGTTCCGATCACAGAAGCAACGGGGCTCGGTCAGGAAACCGCGCCTTCGGCGGAGGCAAGCAATGCTCAAGACGCATGATTTCGCGCTGGAGACCAAGGCGGTCGGCGAAGCCGGCGAGATCGAGGGATATGGCTCGATCTTCGGCAATGTCGATCAGGGCGGCGATGTCGTCGAGCCCGGCGCCTTCATCGAGGGCATTGTGCAAGCGAAGAAGGAAGGCCGCACGATCCCGATGCTCTGGCAGCATAATCAGGCCGAGCCTATCGGTGTCTGGGATGACATCTCGGAGGATTCCAAGGGCCTCTTCGTGCGCGGACGGCTGATCACCGAGGATGATCCGGTCGCCAAGCGCATCCACGCCAAACTAAAGGCCAAGGCGATCAGCGGCATGTCGATCGGCTACCGAATGATCCCGGCGCATGTCGAGATAGACCCGAAGCGCCCGGGCGTAAGCCGGCTGAAGAAGGTCGATCTGCGCGAGGTCTCGCTTGTCACCATGCCGATGAACCTTCAGGCGCGTGTCACCAGCGTGAAGGCGCTGGTTGAGGCCGGCAAGATGCCGACAGTGAGAGAATTCGAGGAGTTCCTGCGGGATGCAGGCGGCTTCTCCAAGAGCCTGGCGGCGGCTATCGCCGCCAAGGCGACGCCGCATCTTCGGGGGGAGCCCGAGGCCGGTGCAGACGCAAAGTCCGACTTCCTCCGCGCGCTGCTGAGCGCAGGCTGAACCTCAGAACACAAAAGGAAAATCCCATGTCAAGAAACCTGCTTATCGCGGGCGCGGCTTCCTGCGCCTTTCTCCTGGCGGCCCGCGTCGGCCCGCGCATCCTGCTCGACAAGCCCAATGAGGTTGGCTCTCCGGGTTCCGTCGAGGCGCTCGCCGCCGATGTGAAGAAGATGGTCACCGATGCCGTCGACAAGGTGAAGGGCATCGCCGAGGAGGCGCTTGGCAAGGCCAAGAGCGGAGAGACCCTCGCCACTGGCGTGAAGGAGAAGGCTGACGAGGCGCTGGTCAAGATGAATGAGCTGAAGGAGCAGCTCGCCACGCTGGAACAGGCCGTCGCCAACCAGAAGAAGTCTGGCCCCAAGGATACCTCGAAGTCCATCGGCGAGCAGTTCGTCGAAGGTGAGGGCTTCAAGGCGTTTCAGGACTCCGGGTTCTCGAAGTCGCAGCGCGGCGGCGACATCAAGATCAAGACGACGCTGACCTCGCTGACCACCGATGCTGGCGGCTCGGTGGGTGACGCGATCCGCCCGACGCATGTGCCCGGCATCCAGGCGCTTCCGCAGCGCCGGCTGACGGTCCGTGATCTGATCACTCCCGGTCGCATGGACGGCAACTCGCTCGACTACATCGTCGAGACCGGGTTCACCAACAACGCCGGCATGGTGGCGGAAGGCGCAGCCAAGCCTTCGTCCGACATCAAGTTCGAGCTGAAGTCCACCAGCGCGAAAGTGATCGCGCACTGGATGAAGGCCTCCAAGCAGGTGCTCTCCGACATCAGCCAGCTGCGCTCGCTGATCGACCAGCGGCTGCTCTACGGCCTCGCCTACAAGGAGGAGCAGCAGCTCCTCAACGGAGACGGCACCGGCCAGAACCTGCTGGGCATCATCCCGCAGGCCACGGCCTACGCCGCTCCCATCGCGCTCGCGGATCTGAACATGCTCGATGTGATCCGTCTCGCCATGCTGCAGGCGGTGCTCGCCGAGTATCCCGCCACGGGCCATGTGCTCAACCCCATCGACTGGGCGGGCATCGAGACCCTCAAGGACGGGATCGGGCGCTACATCATCGGCGATCCGCAGGACCGCGCCGCCGGCACGCTGTGGCGTCTGCCGGTGGTGGAGACGCAGGCGATCACCCAGAAGAAGTTCCTGACCGGGGCCTTTATGATGGGCGCGCAGCTCTTCGACCGTTGGGATGGCCGTGTCGAGGCCGGCTACGAGAATGACGACTTCACCAAGAACCTCGTCACCATTCTCGCCGAGGAGCGCCTCGCGCTCGCGGTGAACCGGCCCGAGGCGTTCATCTATGGCGACTTCGACGTCGCTCTGGCGGCCTGACCTGAGCCTTGGCTGACGAAGGGCGGCGCTGCGATGCAGCCCCGCCTCTGTGAGCCCAAGCAAGGTCGAAGGG